TATTTTTCTGCTCCAAGATTAACATCAATTGATTTATATGTACCATCTTTAAGTTTTAAAACTATTAATAATGTTCCATCAGGACAAAAAATCCCAATATTAATACTGTCTACTTCATATTTATATTCTTCTCCAAATAATGTAAATCCCATAATTTTTCTCCTTTATTTCTTTAATTTAATTTTTGCAACCAGAATACCTGCCAGAAAAGCAATGACAAGGCATACAACAAATGTTTCTATATTTAAAGCAACCATAATTACTCCTTACTCAATGATCTTAAATGATACATCAGTACGTCTATTCATTGCGCGATGTTCATCAGTATCATTATCAACAACAGGATTGCTGGATCCATTTCCAACTACTACAATACGTCCGTTAGAAATTCCATTCATAACAAAATAGTTTTTAACAGCTTCTGCTCTTTGTAAGGACAACTTCTGATTATACTCGTCTTCAGGATCTGATTCCGGATTAGGGTCTGTATTTCCTGCAATTTCAATGATTGCACCGTCAAGCACCTTTGCAATGTCAATAAACTTATTAAGTTCTTTAGATGCTGCAGCAGAATCAGAGAATTTTGCCGTATTCTGAATAAATGTAACAGATGCTTTACCCTGTAATAAAGCTTCAGTATCCTGAATTTCCTTTTTATTATCCTCTGTAACCTTTACAGTATTTGTATTAGACACTTCCGTTGCACTAAATTTATCTGAAATAGCATTAATATATGTATCATCAAAAATACTATTAACAAGATCAGCATTTACAGACTCACCAATTGATGTCCATACGTTACACATATCTGAATAAATTGTCTTTGCAGTTCCATTTAATAGATCTAAATTATCTTTCCATGTTGTCAGTTTTGCAGACTCCGTATTTGCTACAATATCTTCATCTGATGCAGTATTAAACATAGGCATTACTTCACGGATTGCATTAAATTCTGTATTATACATATCTGCAGCTTCCAGAGATCCCTGGATAAATTTCTCTACTACATCTGCATGTGCTTCTGCAAATTTCTTATCAAACAGAATTCCATCCATAACAAGATTTGAAGAACTTGCAGTGCTAAATAATACATGTGCGTCTGTCATATTCTTTGCCTGAGTCAGGTATGGTTCCCAGGTTGCTGCAACATCAATCTGACCGGCAAAAAATGCTTTTGCTGCATCATCTGGTGTTGAAAATAATACAAGATTATCAATAATTTTCGCTTTCTTCTTAGCTGAAAGATCAGAATTATTTACAAACCATACTACAAGTGTTTGAGCTTCAGAGAATTCTGGTACACCAATTTTAGCATTTACAAGATCATTTACATTCTGAATAGAAGACTTCGCAATAATACCATCACCACCATTTGAATAGTTTGTAATATATGGCATTACTACTTCTTTTCCCGCATCAGTGAATTTCTTAGATAAAAATGCAGTTCTGTTGATTGTATAGCCAGCTGCATTCAAATCCCCTTTAATCAGAGCATTACTTGATTGTGTTGCGTCGTTAATAACATTAATATTTACTTTTACGCCAAGTTTATCATAGATGGAACCTGACTGAGTTGTTAAGCCGCCATTAGCGTCAATAATGGATTTCCACATTACTATTGATTCAGTTCGTTACGCTGAACTGTTGATTTCCGTATAGGATATTTTATATTTGGATTATGCCAACTGCCACCATTATTAATTCTATAAATCTGAGTAACAGCTCGACCATATAATTTAGCAATATACTTCATAGGAATGCTAGGATCTTCTAACAATTTAATAATTTCTTCTAATTCATCATGAGTTAATCCTAATTCTCTGATAGGATATTCATCGTTTTCATCATAATATGTAACACCTTTATTAATGTTTAAAATTACATATCTTTCTACTTTAAACATTCTAGCAATATAGTCTATACTATAAAAGCCATCTCGTAACATTTTTTTGATTAATTTAATTTTTTCATGATTTATAGATGGACATATTAAAGGTTCTCTGATAGGATAAGTGATATCATTTTTTCTCCAAGCTATTCCGGTATTAACATTTCGAATAGTTTTTATTGATACATTATACTTTTCGGCAAGCTTATCAAATTCAACGTTCGTTTCTTTTAAATCTTTCATCAATAAATCAACCTGCTGTTGTGTTAACTTACTTTGCGGATTATTTTCTCCAGAACTATCTTGCCCACCATTTTGAATATTATATCCGAACTCTTTCTCATTACTGCGATATAATTTAATATATTCCTTTTCTTTTGTATTATAATCTTCTCCGAAATATAATGTTTCTACCGAAAAATTTTCCCATCCATATTTATGTATTGCATTATAGATAGGATGATTCATGCGTTTATCATGCCGATGCTCTTTAATACGTCTTTCTAAATTATTAGTTTGTCCTATATAAATCTTATGATTTATGTTATTCTCTATTTTGTATACATATTTCTCCAATTCTTTATATTCTCCTTACACGTTACAACACTATATTTTTCAATATAGATTAGAGTACATCACCATCTTTTATAAGATGCGCCTCCACTGGCTTTAACGAATTTAAAAGCTCTTACTCGTTGAACCTTATCCTGTTCGGATTTTGGAAGCTGATTCCCCATTCTTACAGCACTTAGCACCTTCTCATATTTCAATGAAAAAGCTTTTATTTCAGCTTATGCCATCTTACTAATTTTTTCTGCTTTCGCCACATTCACACTTATGCGTATTTCATCATTATGTTGTAGTTTAGTAAGCTTTAGGGTGGCTACGTGTATAGCCTTAATTCCAGCAATTCAAAGGCGTTCGATCACATTGTCACCAATGTAAAAGGGCTAGAAATTAACCAATCCATTCATCTAATGACACATTAATAACATTATCATCAGCAGTTTTCGCTTCATCTTTCTTTACAGTGTTTTTCTTGTCATCATCCTCATTATTTGAAGTAGATTCTGTTTTAGCGACTGTTTCTGATGTAGTAGTACCGGATACTGATTTATCTTTCTTCGTCTGAATCATTCCAGTCTGTGTTCCTGCAAAGATACCTCCTCCAAGCAGTGCTACAATCAGAACCATAATCAGAATTTTTGCTGCTTTAGTTAATCTAAATCTTTTTGCTTTCTTCATTTTACTACTCCTTATTTATTATATTTCTTTTTCAAGCTGTTCAGATAATCATTGCTGTTATTCTTTTTTGCTTCCGCTTCAGCCTTTTCAAGTTTGGTAGACATCTTATTATTGTGTACTACTTTAGATCCTTCCACAATAGCATCCAGATCTCTGTTTTTATCTCGAACAGAATCAAGCAATTTATCTGTTGCCGTGACATTTTTCAATTCATCCATATCATCATAGACTTCCTGAAGCTGCTTCTTTACTTTCATATTCTCCACAACTTCTTTGCTCTCACGCTTCAGACTTCTCAGATTCTTTTCACATCTTTCCTGCGTCTCTTTTGCTGCGTCTGTAGCTTCTTTATAAGCATTTACCAATCCAGTAACTCTGCGAATATCTGAAAGAATCTCTTCTCTTTCCTCTGCCTTTAACTGTGCAAGCTCGATCTGATTAGTTTTAACCAGAGATTCACACTCTGCTTCAACATTAACAAGTCGCTTTCTTTTTCTATCAAGATCTTTCTGCGCATTGCTCAGTTTTCCAGCAGCAATCTTATATGCATTATCCGCTTTATTATAAGATTCCTGAGCCTGGTCAATTTTTTCTTCGTAGATAGCCTCTGCGCCTTCTGGTGTGGTTGCCATATCTTTGATAAATAATCTAGTAAATCCAGACAGTAATTTTCTTGCTTCCGGAAACAAGATCAGTATCAATACAATAACAACCACTGCAACAATAAAAATCAGTTTACCAAGTTCCATTATGCATTTCCTCCAATAGTAAAGTTAATTAAATTTTTGATTCTATCAATTTCAGTAGTAATAGTTTCATCAGATGTTTTTGTTTCAGCCCTTTGATCAGCAATCTCCTTTTCCAAACGCTCGATTTCCATTTTGTGTTCTTCAATAGCATTTTCTTTTTTAGTAACAACAGCTTCAGAATCACAAATAATCTTTGAGAGAATGTCGCTTAAAACATCAACTCTTTTTTCTCCGTCTGCCTCAACATCAGTCACTGTCAAGCCAAATACACCAAGTGTTGCCAATACTGAATTTCTTTTTGTTTCTGTCGTCATTTCCTTTGGAAATGATTTTATTAACTCCTCCACTTTAAAAATTGACTGTGTTTTATCTGCCAGATTATTCTGGCTGTAAATATCATCAATCAAAGTGTCAGTGTTAACTGAATCAAGCTCTGCGTTGGTCTCGGTTGTATCAAAATCAGTATCTATGTCTGGAATATCAGGCGTCTCATCCGGTACTTCTTCCACAAATAAGTTTTTTAAAATTCCCATAGTATTTCCTTCCTAAAATTTCAATATTTCATCACACATTATCTTTGCTTCTGATTCACTGTGTGTGACCATGATCACAGTATTATCAAGTAACCTATGCAAATCCATAATTAACAATTGCATATTACTTCGTGTCTCAGCATCCAGCGCTGACAACGGTTCATCCATTAAAAGAATCTTTGGTTTTGCAAATAACGTCCTTGCTAACGCAAGTCGCTGTTTCATGCCTCCAGATAACTGCTTAGGATATTTATTTTCGTTTCCATTCAAACCAACTAAATAAAGCATCTTCTTAGCTGCTTCTATATCTTCTGGTTCTACATGGCCTTTAACTTTTTTAGCAATTAGTATATTGTCAAGACAATTTAACCAATCAAAAGAAGTATAGTTCTGATGCATCATATATACTTCATTTTTACTTGCTTTTGTAACCGGAGTATTATCTATGATAATTTCTCCAGATAACGGTTTGATTAATCCTGCAACCGTCCTTAACAAAGTTGTCTTGCCGCATCCAGATTCTCCAAGGATCCCGTAGATCTTATTATCAAAATTATAATTAAACCCAGATAAAAGTGGTTTATCTCTACTGTATCCTGTGTATAAATCATGAATTTTAATCATTTATATACCTCCACTTAAAAATCTTCTTTACTAACCATTTAGATACATAATCAAATATAACACTGATGATCATAATCACAATGATTGCCATAAATACTAAATCTGTTCTCCCTCTGGAAGATGATTGCTGGATTATATATCCAAGTCCATATTGAGCATTTATTGTTTCAGCTACTGCAATATATGTAAATCCAATTCCATACATCATAATGTAGCTATTTAATACTCCTGGCAATGATGCCGGAATCTGGATTCTCCATATCGTTTGTAATTTGCTCATTCCAATTGTAAGTCCGGTATCTATTAGATCGTTGTTCACTTCCTCCAGGCATAATACAACTGACGGCATCATATATACGAATGTTGCGATAAACAAAAATACAATTTTCATCATTTCATCTATCCCGAACCACATAATAAGCAATGGATAAAATGCAGTCACCGGAATATATCGCATGACACTGATCATCGGATTAAGAATATCCTTAGCAATTCTGGAATTATAAACCAGAATCGCTATAGGAAATGCTATTGCTCCAGATATAAATGTAGCAGCAGTTATTCTTAGAAACGAATATTCAATTGCCTTAATCAACTGTCCTGTATGTATCATGCCTATCAGATCATCAAATACCGTAACTGGTTCCGGAATGAACAAGGGATTTACGTGTTTTGCTGTGATATCCCAAATAAGGAGTATCGAAGCAAGTAAAAGAATTCTTTTTGTAAATGTTTTCATTTTATTTCCCTTAAAGAAGATGGCGTAAAATATTATACAAAGCTTCTAATTTTCCGGTTTCCTCGTATATAGCTTCTATAATTACAGCTAACACCGCAGTACATATAAAACACAGAATTAGTAGTAAAATCAATATCACAATCACCATAAACAGAAATGCCGCAATATCTCCGAGTATTCCCATATATTACTCCTCTAACATAGCTGTCAGTTCTTCAAGACTCTTGCCTTCCAGAGCTTCGTTCTGCTTTCTCTCAATAATTCTCATAATCTTCTGATTGCGCTCTTTCTTATCTTTTGCAGCTAGTCTCTCTGCGGTTTCTGCCTGTTTTACCTGTACAATGAATTTCACAATCTGAATTTTATTTTCCAGCTCCTGGTCTGCTTCAGATTTAACCTGTAACAGACTTTCTTCATCACTCTGTTTTTTCTCTTTATTCAGCAGTTTAAATACTGAATCCAGATCCTGTAATTTCAGATCCCATAAATCCTCTACTGAAATCATTCCTTTGAACGGGAATCTGTATTTATATCTTGTTGCCGCCTCAAAAATATTTGTAAGTTCCATGTTTTTATTCCTCCAATACATATAATTTTATTTAACAAACATCCAGTCTTCTGCGAGCATATCAGACTGGGTAGCAAGCCATCCCATCTGTACGCCAGATGTTCCAACAAAAGCGATGGCTTTATTTCCGATTGCGTCATGCTCACAATTTACAATCTCATTATCGGCAGTCTTATAAGAAATCCCAGTGGCAAGCTGAATGTACTGTTTCTTTCCATTCCAGCCTTTTCTTGCAACTTTAAATCCTCTTTTCAGGTACTTAATCGCTTCTCCGAATGAGAATGTTGCTTCTCCACCAAGTATTGGGCAGTTCCGACTATCCGCATAAACCCACTCATCGGAAAAAATATTCTGAAGCGTATACTCCACATTCTGTGTTTCTCTTATATCCAGACAGCCGCCATCTTTTGTGTACATAAGGATTGTCTGGGATTCTTCATCCCACCACCAATAACCCGCCCATGACGGAAGTTTTATTGGAATTCCAGATTTCATTTCTTCAAATGCTTCTTTAAATTTCATAACTTTCTCCCTTCTTTGTTTAATTAAATTGTATTAGAATTTGATTTTTAATACTCGCTCTGTAGCGCCTTTTACTTTAATAATTAGATCATTTCTCTTTGTAAGTGAAAATCCTACTCCTGAAAGCTGATCATCAACATCTTTTACATGTGCTTTTGCTCCAAGCGCTTCAAATACTCTTCGGTGCTGCTCAAGTTCCGGTTTCAAGAATTCATTATAATATCCATTCGGCTCTTCTGGATTGATGCAGTCCTTCAGCATAAAGAATAAGTGCTGATGACCAATTCCCTTCTGTTCATCCCAGTAATTTGGTGAGTAACATACAACTGATACCGGTGTAAACTGCAAAGTTTTAATTCCCCAGACATCTTTACTGATTGTTGCACAATTTCCTGGAAGTTTGTCCACTACTTTGAAATTTCCTGACTGATCAAGGATTACTTCTGCAACATCTACATTACCACGTACTGGAGTATTGTATTCGTAAGAATGAATTTCACCATTTACCTCTACCTCAGCCTTAAATCCCTGAGAATTTCTGAATGAATACTGATTAACATAGAATTTATATGTACCAGGTTTCATTCTTTCTTTTGATGGATATGTGATGTTTTTATCTGCTACTCCACCATTTGATTTACATTGATATATTGGATCGGTAATATCAATATCTAATTCACCACCAGTATATCTTGATATTTTATGACTAAAATAAATATGATCTCCGCCTTGTGGTTCGAGGCAATGAGCATCAAGATCTGAATTATCCTTACCGTTTCCATCATTCCATTGAATAGAAAATCTTACAATGCCTGTGACTGAACCACCAGCAGCTTTTACATTTTCTTTGATATCTGAATCTGTAATATTACCGGTATACGCCCAAGACATTCCATTGTTCCATTTGAACATTGTTTTCGCATCAGCAACTTCTGGAGCAATCAAAGATACCGAATTCCTATTCGTGTGACTGCGGCCGATATATATAATGAATTTTACGGCAAGGTACAGATGTTTTGGGGAATAGATAAGCCCCATTATTTCAATGGAGCTGTATATTTTGCTTTTTCCAAACTGGGAGAATTTCCTCAAGGAAAAGGAGAAGGTTGGTTGTTAAAATCAGATAATCTTGATACAGAGAGTGACCCTTCGAAAGTAAATTGGGAAATGTTGCCCGATGGAGAATATGGTATACGTAATGCTGATTTCTATTCCGTTCAGGAAGAGCATAATACGGTAGTGTTGGAAGATGGTTCTATCTATTGTGTATTTCGTACGGCATTAGGTTTTTTGGGATATACTGTCAGTCGTGACAATGGAGAAAGTTGGACTCATCCTGATACGTTACGCTATGCGGCAGATGCTCCCAATATAATAAAAAATCCCAGAGCATGTCCTCGACTCTTCAAATGCAGTAATGGAAAATATCTTTTGTGGTATCACAATCATGGAGGAAAAGACTTTAAAGAAAGATCGCCGGTGTGGATAGCCGGAGGTGTTGAAAAGAACGGAACCATCGAATGGATGCAGCCGGAAATATTACTATATACACATGATACCGATGTGAATGGTATGAGTTATCCCGATTTGATTGAAAAAGATGGGAACTTTTGGATTACGGAGACTCAGAAAAAAACAGCTCGTACTCATATGATTGACCCTTCCTTGTTGGAAGGACTCTGGAGACAACCGGATAATAATACGTTGACTTCGAAAGGTTTGATATG